TTTTTGTACTTAGAAACTCATCTTCGTCATCATACATATCATATTTTGTGTTTGATGTATACGGTATGTTTCTTACAACAAGCTTTATATCTGATGGTGTTACTCTTTTACCCATAATCATGTTCTGATAAGTATCAATTATAATATTACGATCAGATTCATTTATATCTTTAACAGTTGGTCTGTCATATTGATCACCAACGAATACGTAGTAAGCAGTATTTGTAGTTTCAGAGACTGACTCTACAAACTGCGTAGCTACATGATGTCTACTATGTATTGTTGTTAATTTCTTTGTCATTATTCTACCGTGATGTTGACATCTAAAATATTAATATTTGAATTCGCTGCTTCAGAATATTCATATCTTGAGAAGTATTTGGTGCCAGATAAATGAAGTACCTGTTTAAGCATTTCTTCATATTTATTAAGAACGACAGATGATATTATTTCATAAGAATAATCTTGATAATAGTTACCATCGAATAGTTTTTTCTGATCACTTAAGAAACCACCTTTTTGACTATAGAATCCTTGAGCTTCACCCTGTCTTGTCAATATGGCTATTCCTGAAGCTAAAGAATCATTATTAGATGAAGTTATAGAAACTGTTTCAGAGTTAACAAACCCGTAACCCGAATCTAAAACTTGTAATTCTGTTATAGCGCCATTGGATGTTTGCACTCTGTTATCAACTACTGCATTAAAACCAAGATAATCTGTAGTAAAATCAATGTTGATGGCAGTTATATTGCCATAGGCTCCACTAGTTTCGCCAAATATTCTTGTAGCTGCATTAGTTGTAACTGTAAATATATCATTCCAAACTAATTTTTCTAATCTTAATTCATTATTACTGAAGCTTTTTACTATAGCAAAAGCATTAGAACCAACGTTCTGTGTAACTATCTCGCCCGGTAAGAACGTAGCTGTATTATTTGCGATAGTTAAAATCTTATCTTGTTTTTGATATCTATAAGTCTTAGGTTCATATATTAAAACGAATGGAGGATAACTATAGTTAGAACCAGGATTTATTCCAGTAATCGCTTTTATCTTGCCAATCTGGTTATTAGCATATGTGAGAGCATCATCTATAATTGTAGATAAGTTAGCAGTTGGTAAAGCATCAAAACTGTATGTAGTATCTAATTCTGTATTAGAAAATTCATATAAGTAATCACTATTTAAATCAATATATTCTTCATATAGCATATCATTAGATATGCTGAAAGAAGCGCCAGAACCAAGACCAATATTTTTTACTACTGCAGTAGTATCATACTTCTCGGAATTAGAATAAAGATAATTATTACTAAATGATGTGAATGTACCATTAACTGTAAAAACACCAACTCTAAGTTCAACAGAAGATAAGTTTGAAACTAAGTTATTTGTGCTGTATATTGCTCTTGATGATCTGAATACTCCGAAACTATTAGCTACTTCCAGAATACCATTAGAACCAAGAGTCTGCGTATATTTTAATACAGTGCCATTTGCAGTTACAGTATTACTATCATTTACTTGATATATTACTGTATCTTTAACGAATGATTTATTTGTATTAGCAATATATAGAGTTACGTTAGAAGATATACCTACTACGTTTGCGCTAACGGTCTTATCTACATAACCATTTACAACTGACTGGTTTGCTCCAATAGTATTTCCTGTAGTATAGAATGCGTTAGCTTGAAGGTTTCCGGAATATCTAATTACATAAATCTGACCATTAGTAGCGGTATTAGTTGAAGTTGATATAACTTTGCCTATACCCATCACATCGTTGTTTGGATGATAAGTATAGATATAATCGTTTGGAGTAAAAAATCCGTTAGCATTTAAAAAGTTTATATTAGCTTGAGGCTGGTATAAGTTATTTAAGATTTCGAAATAATTATTAACTTGTGTATTTGATACAACAACATTTGATAATGATATAACTTTCTCAGAAACTATTATACTAGCGTTATCAGTATACGCATAACCACCATTTATTAGTTCAAATTGTACTGTTCCGACTGTAGAATTAATAGAAACAACACGAGCTTTAGCATTAATACCATAAACTGAATTTAAATCAACAATATCACCGATAGAATAATCAGAGCCAACACCAATATCAGATACAATAACTGAATTTAATGAACCAGATATAAACGTTTTTCTATCACCATCTAAAACACCATCATTAACAACATTAATATATTCGCCTGTAACAAAGTTACCGTTTAAAGATGAGATGTATAATACATCTATCAATCTTCCTTTTACTCTTTTTCTAACTACGGCATCAACATATGCTGTAGCAGAAGAAAACAAACCTATAATAGTTTCACCAGAAAAAACTTTATTAATATTATTAAGATTTACTTCTAAGTATTTTTGTTTTTTCCATTTATACTAATTTGAATAGAAGATCAATTGACCTTTCTGTACCCTTAGATCTATATAAATCGAGAGTGTGTTTTAGTAGTTGTCTAGTATTTGTTGTAGTTTCAAACTGAATATTCTTTAAATACTTTTCTTTAAAATAAACTAAAAATTGATCTGTAGTAGAATCAATATCTTTATAATCAAAATAATTTCTAGAGTGTTTTAAAGCATTTTCATTTTCTAACCATTTATAATACTGTTTAACAAACTCAATAAAAATTGGTCCTTCTTCTCTATAGAATGAAGGAAATTGATTCTCGATTAAGTTAGAAATCTTCTTTTCAATTATTTCCATTAAACTCTAACCGCTTCAATCTTTACTTTTATTTCAGTTGGCTCTATAGTTAAGATAGTATTTTTGTTTACACTTACATCACTATCTCTAGGTCTTGCATAAATTTTTATTTCATTTCCTTGATAACTATTAACTGTAAAATTAATTAATTTTATTAATCCAGTATCATAATTTACTGTACCAACATCTCTAATTTTCTTATGCATATCACCTATTGGTTGTACTAATCTTAGAACACCCTCACCATTATCTTCAATGCTAACATCAATACCATTGTAATTGAATAAACTACTTGATATAGTATGTCTATCTGAAGATGGATGACTGTCAGTCAATTGTGGCAGATCATTTGTTAAAGCTACGTTGAATAATATATCAATATTCTGTGGTGCTCCTAAGTTAGGAATAACTTTTTTGTATATTAATACATCTGTAATATTACTAACAATACTCGAATCAGCAGAATCAATAGTATAATTTAATTTACTGTTTCTTAATGTTGCATTAAAGTCATCAAGATATAATTGATTATAGTCTAATATAGCTTGTGTAACAAGTGTTTTTAATCTATCTGGAGTAGACTTAGAAATATTAATATTGTATCTTACTTTAGAATCAACAGAAAGATATGTGAATATTGGTTCTACAATAATAGGATCTATAGAAAGTGGTGATCTAGCTTTTATGAACGAGTAATATTCATTCTTTCTATTTTCTGGTATTCCTTCTACATTTGATACATCAACAGCTATGAACACTTTACCGTATCTTGGCGGATCGACTTCTTCTCCACCATATACAGATAGTGTATTAATTTCTGGAAATTGAGTTTTCAAAATAATTTCATAGTCAGAAGTTGTTATAGCTCTTTCTTGAACTTGGAAATGTCTCGGTGCATAATATTTTACTGAATCTAATGATTCTCTCTGTATACCACCTAGTGCATTTTCGGTAACAGTTACTTCAGGTGTTTCTAAAATATCACCGTTTGTTGGATCAAAATTTATCGATAATTCTTTAACACCATCTGCTCTCTCACCATTTGATACTCTATAGTCTAAAGTTATTCTAGAATTATTTTTAGGGCTTTTACCTATGATGTTATCACCAAATATTATTTCATAATTTCCTAAATCACTAGCTTGAAGAAAATATACTTTACTATTAGAATTTAAACCAAGAAGAGTTGTGCTCTGAACATAATTTTCACCAATATCAGAACCATCTTCATATACAGTAACTACTAAACTATTCGTATCTACATTTTTATTTGTTATAACAAATCTTTGATTCTCAATATTTGTGTCAACTATATAAGAGTCTTTTAGAAAAATACCTTCATAAAGATATGTTTCATAACTAAAAGTTGTATTTGTAGAAGCTACAGTTAATGTTTCTGGTACGGTAAAAATAAAAGATTCATTTTTTATGATACCAGTAAATGAAGATCCTTTTTCTATAATGTAGGGTTGTGTATCTCCACTTGCTTGAAAATCAACTCTTACTTTACATCTAGATGATCTTGCAGATCTCGGCAAATAATTTAATTCTTTTGCGTGTGATAAAACAGAAGCTTCTAGTTGAGAAGAATCAAGGAATGCTTCAGATACAGCCATATTTAAATAAAACGCATTCTTATAAGTATTATAAGCTAAAATATCCAATAACACTGACATATTTGAGCCATCAAAATCATAGTCTTTAAACTGATCTTGTGATTTTAGATATGATTTAAAATCATTCTTGATAACATCAAAATCTAAACCTACTAGGTTTATTGAACTGTTAGCCATTATCTTACTCTATTTAAAAAGAAATTAAAAGTTATATCTTCAGGGATATTTATAATACTAAAAATGATTGTAACTAAGTATGCATTTCTGTCTTGATCAGGATATAACTCTACGCTTTTTAAATTAGCTCTTGGTTCGTTATTTTTAATAGCTTCTGATATAGTATTTTCTAGAGCTATTGCTGTAGGGCTATCCATAGGTTCAAATAGTAAAGCGTTGATCTTTGAACCAATTGTAGATTGAAAAAATCTTTCACCATTAATAGTAAGGATAATATTTTTAATAGAATTTTTTACAGCATTTTCATTAGTTATCTTTGCTAAGAATCCTGTTGCTGGATTCACATCTAAGTTATTAGAAAAATCACTATAATAACTTGGTTTATTTGTTAAACTAGTATACTTGTCTGAGCGTGCCATTTAGTTATCCTGCAAATACATTTCCTGAACCAGAAGATATGATATGATCACCACCATAAGCATCATCTTTTCTGCCTAAACCTTTTCCATTGACAAATACAGTAGAAGAGAAAGTAGATAAAGTAGGAGCATGTGGATTACAGCATGGCCCTGGATAATCATGAGTTATCATGGCATCTCCTTGTCTTACAACTCCTATACCATTAACAAAAACATCGCTAGATCCTTTATCAGTAGATTGAATAGAAGCACTAGAACAACAAATACCAGAACCATCAGGAGATGCTACCGTATCTTCACTATCTTTTCTTGCTACTGCAGGCATAGTTTATCTCTTATTTATTAAGATCTATACGAGGTGCAGATTGTGTCATATTACCATCAGAAGCTATATTTGTAGTTCCACCGACAAGTAAATTAAAATTGCCTGAACAGTTTAAATCCATATTTCCTCTGGCACCAACATACACATCTTCTGCACCCATCTTTAAATTACCATGTGCATGTACGATAGCATCACCACCAATAGCTATTGCAGCATCACCACCAACTTCTATGTGTGCTCCATCACCTATAGATAATCTTGCACTTCCACCAATTTTTATATCACCGTTTTCTTGAATTGACAGAGTTAATCCACCCTTATCATATACATGTCTATTAGCTACATTAACTTGTACTACTTTTCCATCTTCTGATATTTCTGTGTAAGTACCAGATGGATGCTCTAAACGATATCTTCTGGAACCAGGAGTATCATCATAAGTTACTTTATGACCACCCGGTGTTTCTTCTACTCTAACTTTAGAATACTGAGCATTAAATGTAGTATTTGGTAATCTCTCTTCATCTCTTTTTATTGCCATTTTTTATCTCTTCAAACTTTGAATCTGTTGATTAATACTATTATTTAATCTTTGACACTCTGTTATTATTATAGAAATAAGCTGTAATAACTTATCGTTCGGTGTTTCTTCTAAAGAATTACCTAAATTTACTATAATATTACACTGGTCTTGATAGAATGCAGAGTTAGATAGATTATCAGTAGCTCTTTTTATAACAGCAGTATTACTTCTAAAAGTTGGTGCGTCTATTGGTTTTACTTGCCCAATAACAATTAATATGTTATTAACCAAATCAAGTAAAGCTAATAACTGGTCTATTAAATTATTATTATTACTTTCTTTTTTATTCTGACTTATTTGAATTGCAACTGCAGCAAAGTTTGCTGCTCCAACCATACTGAGTAATTTTGATGCAGGAGAATTTTGAAAAGTTTTTAACATACTTAAAACATTTTGACCTAAAACACCGGCGGCATTTTTAGGATCTATTTTTTTAATAAGATCAGTAGCATTTTTACCAAATGGTATTTGTGTTCCTATAGTTTTAACATCAGCAAACTTAGAAGGCCCGTTTGCTTCGACTTTCGCATATTGTGTTATGCTTTTAGTGTCTAATTTTCTATCTTCTAAAGAACCAGATGTAATATATCTTATATCTTCAGTCTTAATAGCAAAATTGCCAGGATCTTTTGCTATGCCAAGAGGTATATCTCTACCTTCTTGACTTAAACTTCCATGTTTACCAGCGCTTGGAACAGTACCAAGAATGTATGGTATTTGATTATCGTTATCGATAAAAAAACCTAATACTCTTGAACCTTTTTGATAACCAGGAGTAGCACCAGCACCTTTTACTGAAGTAGCTGTTACTGGAAATACAGGTCTAGCATATCTTAGTTCGCTATCTTTAAGACGACTTTGATCTTCAAAGATTCTTATCTTAGCTCTTCCGGATTTTTCATCGTCTTTTTCTACATCAACTATTTCTGCCCAGAAAAAATTCATTAACCGGTTCCTTTATTATATCCACCCTTAGCTAATTCCATGATAGTAGTAGCTTTCGGTTTATCTTCAGTAAATTTTATATTATGTTTTAAATTTACTACTAACATATCTCCGCCAAGTTGGTTGCCAGAACTAAAAGCCGTCATGTCACCTACTGGTTGTGTTAGTTGAGCATTAACACCTTTACCTACTGTACAATTTATTCCGGATTCTAACATCACCTGTATAGTACATGAAGGGCCATTCTTAACTTCTTGTATGAATCTCTGTTCTTTATCACTCTTCTCAGCTTGTACAGAATTTTTTTCTAGTCTTTTATCGTGAGGTATCAGTGTAGTTGATCTTGGATTAGGACTATCGTATGTATCTCTAACATAGTAATTACCGGCTTTTTTGGCTTCTTCTGGATCTTTCGTCTTACCTTCTTGATACTTAGCTTCTAATGTATTGAATGTACTTACTTTAGCAGATTTTCTAGCATTTAACACATCAGTTATATCAAATCTACCACCAGAATTGAATGAAGCTCCTTCTTGAAAACCAATTATATTGTAGCCTTGACTATGCATGTCATTGAAACTTTCACCCATGGTTGGTTTATGTGTTAATCTAGCCTGTGGTTGAAGAGTATCGAATAATTCTTCTAATGGTTTTAATATAAAGTTGCCATCACCATCTTCGAAATAAGTATAAGCTCCAGTTTTATATTTGTCTGAAGTTATTCTAGTTCTTATACCATGAATTGCGTCAAAAGGATTTAAGTTAGATACGATATAAGGCTCATTTTCTCCTATATAACCTTTACTGGCTGACATGTTGAGAGAACCACCTAGTTTTAATTCATCATGAATTTTTTTAATAGCGTCTGTACCAGTTATATTCTTAAAAGATTTTTGTACAGTATTAGTTTTATTTTTAAAAAAGCTTTCACTTACAGCATTTAATTTAAAAGCTTGATATCTCATGTTTTGAGAATAGTTTGCATTCTCTGGAGATACTACTCTCATCTTTGTTTCATATACTTTTCCGAAACCAGCATCAAACACAATTCTAATTTCTTCATTGCCCTGAAGTTTAAGTTGCTTTGCAATATTATTGTTATCAATGATAAGAATTTCAGCAGATCTAAATGGTTTGAATATGCTTTCACTTATAGACAATTCTCTAATATATGGTGTTAAATCACTACCATGTATAGTAATTTGTCTAAGTCTTGCTTCTCCTGGATTTGGTAACATATTATTACTCTAACAACTTAACTCTTAGATCTTCAGCCAACTGAAGAGAATAGTTAGCATCTATTAATCTAATAGATTTATTTCTTTCATTCTTTTGCTTTTCATATTCAAAACATGTTATAGATGTCCAGAATATAAATTCTGAATTAGATATGTTTTCAATCATAGTATTTGCAGATGAAAATATAGCAGAAGTATTAGATGTTTCTCCAACAACATAATAATTATTAGTTGTATATCCATTAATATTTTTTATAATCACAGCGCTACTATTAGAAGCTAAAACTTCTCCAGTACCATTTGCTGTTTGATTATTTAAGTTGCTCTTGATATCTACTAATTCACCTACAGTAAAACTATTTCCATTGGTATAATTATTTACATTAAGCTTTATAATTTTATTAGTATTAATAATCCAGTCTTCTTTTCTTCTTTCATATGAAGTAATTTTTGTATTTACTCCATATACCGGAACATAATATTTTCTGTGTTCATACGGTAAATTATTTTCATAGAAACTAGTAGTGATTTCTTCATCACCATCTACCCAATTTAGTTGATAGTACTTAATCTTTTTAATACTTGTTTCGTAGCTACCATATTTTTCTATGATAAATGAATCAAAATCTTGTTCTGATAGATGCCAGCCATAATACGGATCAATTATGCCGTTTTGCAACATAATAAGCCAATCATACGTAGGATCTCTATAGTAGTATTCTGCTACTTGATCTGCTCTAAAATTATTTTGTATATCATATGTGTAAAACATATTTGTTTTTCTAAATTGGTTTTTACCAAAAGAAACTCTTTTAGTTATGTCTACACATTCTTTATCATTGTAGATCATACTTGGAAACTTGTTAAAATAATTTTCCATTAAAATTCTCTCTATGTACCTGTGAATTTACCACGAGGAATAAATCTTGGATCTTTACCCGGAAGTTTTCCATATAAATTACTACTACCATCACCAGGATCTTGATATTTAAATGAACCGTCATTGCCAATAGTTCCAGTACTATTGCCTCTAATACCATAATCAAGACCATCAAAACCAGTTTCACGATTTATATATTGCTCTTGTGTTGGTAATGTTAGTGTGTCATATAGACCACTGGCAAGCCACTGGAATTCATCATACATCGTATAAAATGTAAAAGTCACAGGTATTTTTAATAAGTTATTAGTATCACCCCAGTTAACAGGCATATCACCTATCGCAATAGGATAAGCTTCTGTCATTACATATTTTCCGATTAAAACGCCACCATCATTATAAACATATAGTTCAATAGTTGATGCATAGTTTTCTTTATAATCTACTATGAATAAATCATCTATAGTATTTCTAGCATCGTGTGTGAAGATAGTTTCCATCCACAACTTGAAGAAATCATAGTTTCTTCTTTGATTGTCGAAATATAAGCTTAGCGTTATGTCTCTAAACATAACGTTTACGGGGCGCTTTTCTGCTGGTCCATAAGTGTATCTTTGATACTGGTGTGTTTGTAGAGCTAAACCAGGAATACTAGTAGAATAACAAAAAAATTCTAAATATTTAGAATGAGATATCATCTGTTGCACAGCAGCAGATCTATTACTTGGTGCTATTCCGGTGATAATCTGTGGCGGGTATACAACAAGTCTAAACTTATTATTTCTGGTTAAACCACCAGCATCAGATACTCTAGCGTTGAATTCGTCTATATTAAAACCCGGCATTATAGTTTACTCATTGAATCTGACCATGCTCTTTCTTTAGTAGATTTGACAAATCTTTCTGTTGGTAACATAATAGCTTTATCCCAATCTAAAGGACTAACATACTTAAAGCCAGATACAACATGACTATAAAGGTATCTTTTTACACATGGTTTAAATTGTTTAAACCTACTGGCTCCAGATAACATCTCATAGTTCAACTGTACTTTTGTATTTTCACCGATACTATCATTATTTATAGTGCTGTACAAACGATCCATAAGCACGGCTCTAGTTTCTGGTGGTATATAATGTAAGTTTATACCTAAGAAACCATCAGAATAAAAGTTAATAGGAAATACTAATGGGAATTTATCATAGTATGGCAATGTGTTTTTATGTTTTGGGTCATACATAAACATAAACATGCTGCCCATAGATGGTGATCCGGATATACCCGTCTTCATCATGCTAGCTGGGTTAACAACTTTTATGTTCTGTGCTTGGTCTCTAAACCATTCTCTAGCATCTATTATATCTTTGTTAGATACTAGTCCTGTTTTATAACCTTTTTGTGCAAGCTTCTGAAAAATGTAAGCCATTAGTATTTTATATTCAACTCTTTTTCTGTTAAGATAAGGAACTGCCAATTACGATCTTTACAAAAATCTTGAGCAGCCTTCCACTTAGAGCTATTTATTCCCCATGTCATGACTTCGTTTATATAACGCTTTGTCTTCTTACTTTGTTTTTGTGGTTCAACTGTTTGTTTTAGAGGTTTAATCTCAACAACTAGTGTTTGTAATTTTCCATCTTTACTTTTTTTCTTTAGATAGAAATCGGGATAGTAACGGTGTATCTTTCCATCTATAGGTGACCGGTATGGTATAGAAAACTCTTCGCTTCCCCACTCCAATATCTCAGGATGAGAATCAACGTAAAGCATGAATTTAAGTTCCCACCCGGACCTATAAATAATATTAGTCGGGTCGCCTTTATATTTCTGAGGATTTTTTGGTTTGAAGTAGCCTTGATGTAACATAAAGATATTTATAGGGAAAAAGATGCCTTCAAATTTACAGACTAATCAATCTAATTCAACAGAATTAAGACCTACAGGTTTGGCAACACCTTTAACTTATAGACAAAGATTGTCACCTCAAGAAATTATAGCACAAAACGCTGTTGATGCGGTTGGTCTTCAGAAGTATCAATTCATATCAGATAATCCTAAGTTTTATATGTGTATAGGCGTTCAAAAATATGCTAGAATTAATGCTATGCAAATAGCAAAAGGAAATAGTTTAGCGCAGATTATATTGCCAATGCCAATGCGACTGGTTGATACACAACAGGTTGAGTATACTCCAACAGATTTAGGATTTACAGGAGCTGTTGCTGTGGGGGCCGGAGCGGCGGCATTTAATGCTCTTACTGGTAGAGATACAAGTATGGGCGGC